TAAATCAAAGAGACTATATCAGAACGGTTGCAGAAAATACTATATCTTTCTGTCAAGGGGTTCCCGGTAGTGGTAAAACACACATCGCTGTAGGTATGGCATTAGAATATCTATTAGATGAACGTGTTAAAAAGATTGTTATCACTAGACCTATAGTAGAAGCTGGTGAGAAATTAGGTTTTTTGCCAGGTTCTGCTGAAGATAAGTTACATCCATACCTATTGCCTTTATTTGATGAAGTAGATTACTTCTTACAAATGCATCATTTTAAAAAGCTTAAAGCTGATCGGCAAATTGAAATTGTGCCTTTGGGTTTAATGAGAGGTAGAAGTTTTCATGAAGCGTTTATCATCGCAGATGAGTGTCAAAATGCTTCTTACGATCAATTAAAAATGCTACTCACCAGAATCGGTATAGATAGTAAAATGGTTTTAACAGGAGATTTAGATCAATCTGACCTGCAAGCACCCAGACAAGGTGGATTAGAGTCTATTATTCATAGATTAGGAGGTGTTGACGGTGTAGGGTTTGCAAAATTAGAAACCTCAGATATTGTCCGTAATCCTATTATAGCTGACATTGTACACAGACTATGATAAATCATGAAGATTGTTTAGTTTTAAATGCTGATTATTCCCCAATCGGTATTATCGGTTGGAGAAAAGCTATGATATGGTCATTTAGATATTCACACTCTCAATATTCTGGTATAGAAATTATAGATCATTATAAAGATGATATAGTTTTAGGTGCTAATGGTCGGTGTAAAATACCTGCTGTGGTAAGAACAACTAAATATTTTAAATTGATAGGTCAACCTGTAGTTTTTTCTCGTAAAAATCTTTTTATTAGAGATGATTATTCCTGTCAATATTGTGGAGCTAAACCTCCTATAACTCAATTAACTTATGATCATGTAATACCAAAGTCTAAATGGCCATTTTCTAGAAAATCTGCTACAAGCTGGACTAACATAGTGACAGCCTGTTACAAATGTAATGCTAAAAAGGGCAATAAAACCATTAAACAAGCCGGAATGAAGCTTAGAAATCAACCGTATATTCCCAAGAAAAGCAAAAAATACTTGCATGTCAACCATCAATTGCTTACTATAAGGAAAGATATTCCAACCGAATGGGAACTTTACGTTAAAGATTTTACAACATAATGCCAACGTATACATATTTCTGTCAAACATGCAAAGGCTCTTTTGACTTAATTGCTAATATTAGTAGCTACAAGGAAAAAGAAAAATGCCCATCTTGTGATGAGATTTGTTGTAGAGATTATAATGATATGTTGACGCTTAGTAGTTCAGTAGTCAAATCTGATTCCGAACTTGGCACTGTTGGGGATTTGGCAAATAGAAATAGAGATAGATTAACAAACGATCAAAAAGCCGCCCTTGATCATAAACACAATGAATACAAAGATCACAAACTTAAAGACGAACTAGTAAAAGAACTACCCAAGGGTATGTCTAGAATGGCAAAACCTAAATACAAACCTAAATGGAGATGATATGGCATTTTACCAACAAACAGATAATATCTACAAGAGAGAAGCAAATATAAACGATGAAGATCTAACCTCTGTATTCTATACGTTGTCTGGTCAAGAAGATTCTATAGTAGATGACAAACCTGTTAAGTCTACAGAAGATGACGAAGTATACGCAAAACTGTTACAAAAAAAAGATGGATCTTACAAACATATGATTAGGACATCCGCAGATGGTAGACTATACAATCCTATGTCTATATATGGTCAAGAAAAAACAAATGATTTTTTAGATAGAGTCTGCAAATCTAATGACAAATTTAAAACAGTAAATGAAAAATCTTTTAACTGGTATATACAATTTTTAACCACTAAAAATTTAGCATGGTTTCATAATGCAGAAAGGGAGATTGAATAATGGGAAGAATTAATAAGACACAAAAATATGCTGCTATGTGGTTACATAGTCAAGGTTGGGCTGTTAGTAAGATTGCAAGTGAATTAGAGTTGACAGATTCACAAATTAAAAATGCTGTTAAGGGATCGCAACAACAAGCAAGCGGTATTAAAACAAAATCATCTGTAGTGTCTAAAGATCCAAACTCAAAGAACTTAATGATTACAGAAAGCAATTCTGGCAAACATAATGTAGCAGTGATGACCAAGGCTGCTTCTGAGCGTAATGACGCTGCAAGTAAAGCCCATAGACAACAAACCCCTCCCGATAACCCAAATATCTTTAGGCCCAATGGATAATAATCAAGACCCTCTCAAAGATGTAGACTTAACAGACGAAGAAAAAGCACTTCTAGAATCTATTGGTCAGAAAATTGCAGACAATATGGAGGCTGTTAAAAAAGATGTGCATGCTAATCCTGATAAGTATTTAGATAATCCTAAAATACTACAAGATGATCCTCTAGAACCAAGACACATAACAGACTATGATAGAGAAGTATATGTCTCTTTAAACATAGAAATGACAGCTATAGATGAAAATGGTAATTTTAAAGAAATATCACAACTACTTAATAACTCATATCATATACCCGTAGCATCTGGTGTTGACTATGCTGTAAAGGTACATGACTTTGTAAATAAATTTGATCAAGGATTAGGAGATTGCGCACAAAAAATTAGCATTCAAACAGATGAGCAAAAACAATAGTTATATCTCCAAATACTCTAATGGCAAATCGGTATCCGCTGCTCAATATATAACAGAGCTTATCTGTGAAAGAAAAGCACAAAAAGATAAGAAGGATTTGCATTATAGATTCTGGTTATCTAAAGAGTGGGAAAAGTATTTTAAAAATCAAATAGGGTCTGCCCATAAATTACTTAAGACCTATTCAGATAAGGCAATTGTAAAAGCATTGCTAACACCAAAAGGTAAGAGTATTTACTCGTTGCGAGCACCCCATCTTCCTAATATGATAGAACAGGAACAAAAAAAACTGGATGCTGAAAATAAGGATTTTACCAAACAGGTAGATAGAAAATCAAAAGTTTCATATAGTAAAGCAAAGACAAAAAAAGGTATAGTTTCCAAGCTAGAGGATTTAGATAATGGCACTTAAAGAAGACATCAAAAAACAATTTGGTGATGAGGTAGTTTTATCAGGTAATTCTATTGTAGACAAAGACCAGATTATCATCCCGGTAAGTCCTGCTTTAGATTTAGGATTGGGTGGTGGAATTCCAGAAGGTAGTTTTGTTATTTTTACTGGTCAGCCTAAATGCGGTAAAACAACATCCTCATTAGATTTCACAGCTACGGCACTCAATGAAAAATATCAAGGCAACTTAAAAAAGCCTAGACAAGCATTTTATTTGAATATTGAAGGTAGATTAAAAAAGAGAGATCTACAAGGTATCGCGGGATTGGATTTGGATCGTTTTGAAATTATAGGTTCTCAACAGGGTAAAATTTTACATGGAGAAGAATACTTAGCAATTGCAGAACGCATTATTAATGAGATTCCCGGATCTATTATTATTATAGACTCATACTCTGCCCTGTGTACAGAAGCTGAAATCACATCTAGTATGGATAAAATGCAACGTGCAGATGGTGCTAAATTATTAGCTAAGTTCTGTCGTAAGGTGGCAAATGTAATTCCTGTTAACAAAAACATTGTTATCGGTATTACACACTTAATGGGTAATCCTACAGGATATGGTAAAGCTTTTAAGGAAAAGTCTGGTCAAGCAGTAGCTTATCAAACCGATGTAAAACTATGGGCTGAACAAGTAGAAGCATGGAACGAACCAGCCACAGGGCCACAAATTGGTCAAAAGGTTACATGGAAGATAGTAACCTCTGCTCTTGGTCCACCGGGAGGTAAAAGTGTTAGCTACTTACGTTACGGACATGGTATAGATGGTGTTCACGAACTAACAGAACTATGTGCGGACTTAGGTATTATTAAAAAAGGTGGTGCTTGGTACACATTAATATCTGTTAAAGATACGCCTAAATTTCAGGGAGCAGCAAAAGTTAGAGACTATTTGACAGCTAATCCTAAGGTAGCAGAACAACTACACAAAGAATTAAAGGAAATGATGGGACTGACAGTATGAGTAGGACTGTTGTAGATTTGGATGGTACAGTCGTTAAATTAAATTTATCTAGAGGTATCACTCGTGCTTCTGGTAGAAATACTAGGTCTAAATATCATGTAATAGCTAGACAATTAATCAAAGAATGTTTTCCTACTTTACAAGTGTGTGAAGAAATTACAGTGCCTCTTAAAAAAGGTAAAACAGTATATTTAGATTTTTTTCTACCTTTAAATAATAAATGCATAGAAGTACACGGTGAACAACATTATAAATTTATACCACACTTTCATCAAACTATGATGGGATTTGCCAAGCATAAACAAAGAGATAGAGAAAAACAAGAATGGTGCGAGTTAAATGATATTGAGTATATTGAGTTGCCCTATGATGAAAATGTTGAACAGTGGAAGCGGAGAATATTAAATGACAACAACCAAAACATCTAAAGAACAAGTTGAATTTTGGGATGGTGTTTTAGATGAGTACGAAAAAGGTATCGGTTTACCCAACTACTCTAACGACAGTTTACCAGAAGAAGAATTACAAGAATACTTAGTAATGAATAGAAATGTACTTGAAAAATTAGATTTGGTACAGTGTGCAGAGATTGCTTATCGAATTGGTCAGTATGGTTTCCATATTCAAAGAACACTTAATCGTGAACAGGCTCGTATGAATTGGGCTGAGAATGAAATTAAAATAACAATTGCTGATGAGATCAATAATTATAAGGGTTATGGATATATAGAAAAATCTTCTCAGGCTATAAAACATAATGATAAAGCAAATCAATTAAATAAAATTGTTACATTCGCTAAACAACGTATGGATCGTTTAACATACTTGTCCAGTGCATTAAAGAATCTTTCAGATATACTAATCTCTATACAAAGAGCAAAAGGAATGGTGAAAAATGGGTGAGAATCTTTCAGAAGCTCAAATCAAACAAATGATTGATATGTTAAAAAATATGTTGCCAGAAGAACAATCTGACGACAAAGATGAACCCGTTCAGGAAAGCCCGATTAGAACTAGAGGCAGTAGAAAACCAAAATTTGTTGAAAATAAATTTGATAGCATGTCGGAAAAAAATCTACATAAAGCAGATATTGCGATAGATCAGAAACTAAATAAGTACGGACCTACTCCTAGAACCAGAACATTTAAAGCTATAAAAGTTAAGTGTAGAGTTTGTGGCAAGACAGAAGAAATCAACCCTGTTTTATTATCAGATACTCCAGAAAGATACAAATGTAACGCTTGTGCAAGGAGTGCTGGGTAATGGTACTTTCGGATACAGCAGCAGAAAGAGCAGTATTAGCTGGAGTATGTCAATATGGAGATGATGCGTATCTTGATATTGCAGACATAGTTCAGGATACCTCTTTTACTGTTGATAGTAATAAGATTATTTTCCAATGCTTAAAAACAATTTTTGAAAGAGATCATAAGGTTTCTGTTGATGTAGCATTAATTTTCTCTACGGCAGAGGAACTAGGTCTTTCCAATGTATTTAACAAAAAAGAAGAAGTACAACACCTTAAAGCTGTTCTAGATTTTCCTGTCAATCTAGGTAATGTTCGTAAATTTGCTGCAAAAATTCGTAAACTAGAAATAGCTAGATTACTAAGAAAACAATTAGATAAAGCTCAAGATAAAATCTTAGATGTTACTGGAACCGAATCAATAGGTAGTATCCTCGGTATTGCAGAAGATACTGTGTTTGATTTTACTAACATGCTTAATGATGTGGATAACAACCCTGTGTCCATCAGCGATGACTTAGATGAATATGTGCAAGGATTAATAGATAATAAAGTAGATCAAGTAGGTATCCCTACAGGGTTTCCGGTATACGATCAAGCTATTGGTGGAGGACTAAGACGCAGTACGGTAAATGTAATTGCTGCTAGACCTAAAACTGGTAAAACATTATTGTCTGATAATATGGGTTTTCATATTGCTAATAAACTACAAATTCCTGTACTCAATATGGATACAGAAATGACCAAAGAAGATCATTTAAATAGAGTAATGGCAATGATGACAGAGATTGAGATCAATGACATTGAAACAGGTAAATTTGCACAAACACCCAATAAAGATATGAAGGTAAAACAAGCAGTTAAAGATTTAAAAAATACTAAATTATTCTATAAGTCTATTGCTGGAAAACCTTTTGAAGATCAGCTATCAATTATGAGAAGATGGCTCATTAAAGAGGTAGGATTAAATGAAGATGGTACAGCTAAAGACTGCGTAATTTTTTATGACTATTTAAAACTTATGGATAGTCAAGGCATGAGTCAAGATATGAAGGAATATCAGGTGCTTGGTTTTATGATGACTTCACTACATAATTTCGCTACAAGATACAAAGTACCTATTGTAGCTTTTATACAATTAAATAGAGACGGAATTACAAAAGAAAGTACAGACACAGCGTCGGGCTCAGATAGAATTGTTTGGTTGTGTAGTAATTTTAGTATATTTAAACGCAAAACTCCAGAAGAAATTGCTGAAGACGGAGCAAATAATGGCAATAGAAAATTGGTACCTTTGATCAGTAGGCACGGTGGAGGTCTTGATGATAACGATTATATCAATTGTAACATGAAAGGCTGGTGTGCTAAGATTACTGAAGGTCAGACTAAATTAGAAGTAATGAATAATAATAAAAGTAATGATGATGGCTTTATAGTAGAGGACGATAATGCTGATGACCAAGAAATCCCGTTTGAATGATCAAGCGAAACTTAAAATTTTGTGTGACGATCTTTGTGATAATATAGAAGATCTATTGGAACACTTTGAATTAGACTATAAAGATCATGGCAAGATGATTAGTATGGCATGTCCTATACATGAAGGTGACAACACAAGCGCCTTAAATCTATATGTTGAAGGAGATACTTATAGAGGTAATTGGAAATGCAGAACACACGGATGCGAAAAATGCTTCAAGGGATCTATTATAGGTTTTGTTAGAGGCTTACTCTCAAATAAAAAGTATCAGTGGAGCAAAGAAGGTGACAAAACCGCAACTTTCAAAGAGACTATAGATTTTATTACATCTTTTTTGAAAAAAGACTTAAATGATATTAAGGTGTCTACTGAAACCAGAAACAAAAGTAGATTTACTAATGCTGTTAATCAAATTAAGAATAGTGTTAAAATAGATACAACTAATTGTTTAACTAGAAATCGCATTAGAGGTTTATTAAAAATTCCAGCACAATACTATGTTAATAGAGGGTTTACTCCAGCCGTTTTAGATAAGTATGATATTGGACTCTGCGACAACCCCGACAGAGAAATGTACAATAGGGTTGTTGCTCCTATTTATGATCCTGAATACCAATATATGATAGGGTGTACGGGTAGGAGTATTTTTGAAAAATGTGATAAATGTGGATGTTTTCATGATCCTAATAATAACTGCCCAGAGGATCATCAGAAATATCTATATTCTAAATGGAAACATAGTGCAAATTTTAAAAGTCAAAATTCTCTATATAACTTTTGGTTTGCTAAAAAGCATATCCAAGAAACAGGCGTTGCTATTCTAGTTGAAAGCCCCGGTAATGTTTGGAAATTAGAAGAAAATAATATACATAATAGTGTTGGTATTTTTGGAGCAGCATTAAGCGACCGTCAAAAAATTATCCTAGACTCGTCTGGAGCAATGACTATTATAGTTTTAACTGATAATGATGATGCTGGCAGAAAAGCAGCACAACAAATTAAAGAAAAATGTCAAAATACATATAGAGTATTTATACCCTCTATTACCAAAGCCGATATTGCAGATATGACTTCAGAAGAAATTGATACGGAAATCAAAAATTACATAAGAGGCATAGTATGATTATAGCATTTGCTGGTAGAAAACAGTCAGGTAAAACAACATCTGCTGAATTTGTAAAAAACATTTTTGAAAATCGTGGACTAGGTGTGGGAACAATATATAATTTTGCTGACCCTTTAAAAAAAGATGTATGTATGAATGTATTTGGCTTAACATATCATCAATGCTATGGTTCCGATGAGTCAAAAAATGAATTAGTAGATTGCTACTGGCCAGATACAGATCAGCAAATGACAGCTAGGGAAGTTATGCAATATGTAGGAACTGATGTTTTTAGGAAAATACAACACAATGTATGGGCTAGCGCTACTATTAATAAAATTAATTTAGAAAAACCTAATCTAGCAATTATTGCAGACTGCCGATTTCCCAATGAAGTTGAAGCTATTAAAAATAACAATGGGATAGTTATCAAACTTAATAGAAACCCATACAACTCAACACATGCCAGTGAAGAGTCATTAGACGCAAACAACTATAGTCCAGAAAACTTTGATTTGGTCATTGATAATGGCGAATTATCTATTGGAAAGCAAAACGAAATTATTCATGATTTTCTAATAGACAAAGGAATTTTACCATTATAGTAACATACATTAGAAGTAGTTCATACGGTACACATTCCATGTGTCCTATGCAATACTTTATAGAATATAATCTAGGTCATAGATCACCATCTAATAAAAAAGCAGACAAAGGAACTATTGTAC